CGAGAGGTCCCATCGCCAACACGGTCTGTTGTACTCCCAACGTGTGAATCCGGCATCCCACGATGCCCGGACATCATTACTTACACTCGAACCTGCATCTGCCGACACGGCATCACGCGCCAAGGCCCGACTGACGGTACTACGTTTATAGAACATCTCGGTCGCTTCCGCCACCCTATCAGTTACCGTTACCATCAGGGCAACCTCGCTACTATCACTGTGGACAGCCCGTTCGGGGCGGTGCCGGAGTGTATTGCGTCGACATCAACATACAATATGTCCCCGGTCGCCAGGTCGTCGTTGGCCGTGTCGACCACGCCGTCGCTGACGGACCATTCGTCGCCGAGGGTTATCAGGGTGTCCAGTACGTCGGCGTCCGATCCGTCGCGCCTTCTCCGGACCTGGACGTTGGTCGCACCAGTCACGCCCTTGTCGTCGTTCGCCGCCGTTGCGTCCACGATGTTCATCCCGTTCATGCTCGAAGGTACGCAGAACCCGATGGTGCCGTCGCCGGTCGTGACCGCTTCGTCCGACTCGAACGACACCAGGCAGACCGCCTTCTCGCCGAGGTTCGATCCCGCGAGCGCGTCCGGGCATATCGCTCTGGCGGTGTCGGTCCCGGTGTTGACCTCGGCTGTGGTGGCGAGTTCAACCAGGCCGGAGACCGTGGTGGTTGCGGCAGAGGGTGAGGAGGCGTCGACGTGGATGGAACTGGCGCCGATGATTGACACCGGGCGACCGTTGTCGAAGTTGCCTATCCAGATATTATCGTCTGCGGACGATGTCTCGTCGTAAGCGTTCCCGGTGTTGATATCGATGTTGTTGCCAATGACGATGTTCTCGGTTCCATCGACAATCCGAATACCGGACGTGGTCGGGCTTCCGTTGATGATGTTGCCGATGATGACGTTGTTCGAATATGCGCCGTTGACCCGAATGCCGAACGTGGTGGGTACTATACGGTTGCCCACAACGACGTTATCGCTCCCGGTGATCGTGATGTCGGTGGATTCGCAGTCGCTTATTTTGTTCTTGCTTCCCGTTATTGCGACTGTAGTACATTCAACCCCAATCATCCGCAGGGACGAGCCGGTGTCCATCGTGGTGAACGGCCCCGACGCAACGATGGTACTGTCCTCGGTGTTGTTCGCAAGGTCGATGCTACCCCCCTGACAGTGATGCATCGTCCCCCGCCAGCCGTTCCCGGAGCAGTATATCGAGTGGGACGCAAGACTCTTGAATAGGATATCTTCAAAATAAACGTAGGCGTCGCTGCCGCCGGTCCCGAGGTCGAACCCGTACTGCGAGCCGGAGCCGCCGTCGCCGTCGATGGTCATGTGGGAGAAATGACAGTACGCCTGGTTATCGATCTCGAAGAGCGCGTAGTTCTTGGCGCCAGCGGCCTTGATGATCGTCGCCTCGCGCCCGGCACCCACGATGACGAGCGGATGGTCCACCACGACCTTGGCAGACCAGTTGTATGTCCCGCCGGTGTCGTATATCACGCCGCCGCCTGCGATGTTGTTGATGTACCCGATGGCCGTCTCCAGGTCGACACCCTCGCCACGATCCGACGTCCGTATCATCGGCGTCACATGAACCCGGAGGTCGCTTATCTGCGCGTCCTCGATGGTCGTATCGTTCGCCGGGATCGACACATACGCCAGCGCGATGGCGTCCGCCGGGAGCGTCGGGGGGATGGGGAACGCCGCCGGGGTCCCCGCGAGTTCGAGGATGTCGCCTGCGTCGTCGGCATATATCAGGTCCAGCCGTGGGTTGGTGCCGTCTGCGGCGTCAATTACGACGTTCGTGGTCGCCGCCTTGCGCCGTGGCACCCCGAGGGCCACCCACCGCCCTGCAGCGACGTCTACGCTCATGTTCGCGCCCGCGCCTTTCTCCGTAACGTCCAGGCCCTTGATGACACCGTTCGATTCTGCGCCGCGTATCATGTTGTTGAGTTCGCCCTGGAACACCTCGTCGCCGTCAGTAAACCGGGAGTACATTGTCATTCACTCCACCTCCAGCACTATCGAGTAGTTGACCGATATCGATGCCGTCTTCGCAATCGCGGAATGGACCTGTCTGCACAGCATATCGCCCTGGTCGTTGTCCTTGTCGTTGAAGATCCCGACCTCGGTCAGCGAACTGCCGTTGCACTGCGACGTGCTTATGGCGCCCGTGACAGTCAGTTCGCCGGTCCCGGTCTTGGAGAAGGTCGCGCTCTTGCGCTCGTTCGTTGCGACTATCTCGATCTCTGTCCCGAGCGCGGTGTCCGTCAGGTCGAACGGCGTGGTATCGGTCCCGACTCCGATGTGGGACATGGCGATATCGCTCGTGCCGTGAATCCTCGATAGGAGGACGTCCTTTCCGTCGTTGCATATGCCCATGTTCTCACCTAATATGTGATGTCAACCGGGGTGTCCGATGAAAAGCCGGATGTGACGCCGATGGGGTTGCCCTCGACACCGATCCGCCCGTCGTCCTCGACGCCCGGCAGCAGCGTGCCTGTCTTCGTCGTTGTCGTGATGGTAAGTGATTTGACCTTGAACTTGAAGTCCACGTACTGCTTCTCGATGAATGCGGTTATCGTGGCCTCGTCGATGTCCCGGGAGGTGTTCCATTTCGACGCAAGGATGTTCTGCGACAGTATCAGCGCCAGCCCAGGGAAATCCTTGCCGAGCGTGAATACCGTGTCCAATGATGGGAACAGGTACTCGACCCCGTAGATGACGAACATATCATCCGCACGGTTGGTGTCGAGCGTGTCCATGGATTGCGATGGGATTATCAGTTTTATCTTATCGCCCTCGTCCACGCCATCGTAGCCCATCGTGATTATCTTCACACGGCGCTCGACCTCGGACTTCTCGTTCAGGATGCCTTCGGCGTAGTTCAGCGCGTCCGCCCGGGTCAGGATGTTCGTGTCGACATGAACGTGGCGCCGGGTGACGTCGTAGTCCTCCTGGGAGTCGCGGTTGTCCGCACGTTCGGCGATCTGAGTGCCGCCGACGGTGCCGCCGTAGACGTCGACCTGATTGAACAACTCCTCGCCCGGCTCTATCCATCGGATGCCCTTGATGGGATCGGTGTCCTCGTTTATCGTTTCCCCGGAGTCCAGCACACCGCGCTCCTTGTAGTACAACACGCCACCCGACCCGACCCAAAAGTCGTGACCGTCCTTGGCGCCTACCTCCGCGATGATGTGATACGAGGTTTTCAGCTTCCAGGTCTTCGCCCATATCGTCCATGACGCGGGAGCGTCGACGGACGACGAGCGGTTGACGTAGGAGCCGTAGAGGTCCACGAGTTCCCGGACTATCTTGTGGCCCGGCTTCCCGATCTGGAACTTGTCACCGGACGATACCCCGTCCGTCAGGATGGTCGGCGCACCGCCGTCCGCGTCCAGGAGCGTCAGGACAGTCGCAGAGTTCGACGCGATGCGGTACATGTTGCTCTCGCCGTCGCCGTCCGTGATTATTATTCCGTACCCGGCCCACTCGTCTATCGTCCACGACTGCCCGGTGTCACCGAGGGTCGTCTCGGATATCGTGTCGCTCGTGTATTCCGCGTCGAGCGTCGAATACACGACGGGCTTGTCCATGAGTTCCGCGATGTGGCCCCTGCCGGATATCTTCAACTTCTCGATACGACCGTGGACGTCCTTCATGGGGTCAATGCGCTCGATCCGCGCCTCAAGGATGACCGTGGAATTGTAATAGAATTTTACTCGCTCGAACTGCGAGTAGTGCGACCGCCGTGCGTCGCCGAGGTTCAGGATGGTCGCGGTGAACGTCGGCGTCAGCGACCCAAGTTCGCGTTTCACAGAATATTTGAGGAGGGCCGACTCCGTGGAGTACGACCCGCTCTCCCGGTACTCCATCCCGTAGGTCGGCGGCATCAGCGTTTCCTCCCTTCCGTGAACACGAATGATGCTGTATAGACCCGCGCCTCGGTCGCGTCGTGATGCATCTCGACCTGGTCGATGGTGCCGAGGATCACCGCATCTGGCGTCGTCAGTTTATAGAGGTCGTCAAGCGCCCACCACTCCTTCGCCGCCGTGATGAACTCCCACGCTTTCTCCAACTTGCGGAAATGAACCTTGAGTATGTACGAGCGGACGCACTGCCCGAAGTCCACCAGTTTCGTCTCCTCCGGGTCCCGCAGGGGGAGCGGGTACTGTTTCACGGTAGGGCGGGTTATCGGCTCGGACATCTCCTCGCAACGGAGGTTGATGGTGTTGACCATGCCGCCGTCCGATATCTTCACGGTGAAACTCACGAGAACGAACCCCCCTTGAAATCGAGGATGCCCGTCCATATGTCGTGTGTCTTAAGCCCGGTCGACGGGTCCCACTCCTCCTCGCCCGCGACGCGCTTCGGTCTGAACCCGCCGATGGTGCCGTCAACAGATACCGTGTAGCCGAGGTCATCGACCCAGCGGAGCGTGGTGTCGCCATAGTGGAACCAGTATTTCGTGGCGTAGCGCAACAGCGCATACAGTTCCGTCGTGTCGTCGCCTACGATCTCTGTACGGATAAGAAAATGCTCCCTGTACTTGCCGTGATCCGTGATGTATGACCTCGGGGGCGTGAGGTCGCTCGTCGAACGGTTGCAGACCGCATGAAAGTAATGTGGCTCGCGCTTCAGCATATAATCCACGGAGGTCGCCGGGTCGTTAGCGTCCGCGAACGTGATGAACTTGCCGTCAGCGACGCTCTCTCCGCCGCCGTAGGGCGGATACGGGGCGCTCCCGTCGACGTAATCGTTCCTTCGCAGTTCTAACCCGGCCATTACGATGTCACTCCTGCCGCGATGAGGGCCTCATACACCGCATCTGCGATCTTGCTCTCTATGCCGTCGTATGCGTCGCCCTCGATGTTGATGTTGATGACGGCGCCCTTCGATTCCTGGAAGGTCTTTTGTGATGCCAAGTGAGAATATGCGGATTTCTCCGGGGCTTTGTATGTGCCACCACCTGGGCCGACCATATAATTGGCATCATCGGAAGAACCACCGCCGCCGCCACCACCAGTGATATCTGCGAGGGGTTCACCGATCATGCTCGTGTCCAGACCGACGGGGTTAAATACATAAGTATCAAGCCATGATGCAATAGGTTTCATTGCATCGACTATTTCTTGACCCCAGTCACGAATTGCTTGTGTCCATGATGAATCTCGGAGGAAATTCTTGAATGATTCGAATGCATCTTTCACGTCTGAAAGCCCTCCTATGATGTTATTGAACGTTGGCCCTATCGTGGCATCATATGCTTCGCCCATGACATTCGTGAACCATTCCCACTTGCCCCGAATGTCGCCGAGGTTCACGTCCCACGCTATCTTGAGTGCCATGATCGCTACGACGATACCCGCGATGGCGAGCCCGATGGGGTTGGCAACGATGACCCCGACAAGCCCGGAGAACGCGCCTGCCATCCCGACGAACACACCGATAATCGGCCCGAGTATAGGGCCGAGCAACAGGAACGCACCCCCCAGCAGCCCGATGATGCCGATGACCTGACGTACCGGCTCCGGGAGGTCGGCGAACCACTCCGCTACCTGCCACAGCAGGTCGAGGAGCGGGTCGAGGATCGGCATAAGGTCCATGATGATGATGTCCGCAACAAAACCAAGTATCGCCCCGAACTCCGAGAGGTACATCTGCGCGAGCGAACTCGTGCGCATGACCGCGTACAGCGTTGCACCGACCGCCACGGCGCTCGCCAGGAACGCCTCGCGGTTGGAATCGATGGCCGCGTTGGATTCTTCGGCGGACTCCTTTGATACCTTCTCGTACTCCTGCAGTTCGCGCTCCATCTCCTGGAGAGCTTCCTGGGCTTCTTCGATGTCGGCCTCCACGGTGATTTGGAGTTTTGCGATTTCTTCCGCGTCGGGGTCGATTGTGTTGGGCATTCAGGTGCCTCCGAGTTGGTTCCGGGCGGCTTCTGCCGCCTTGTAGTCGCGGTAGATTGCGATGTGATACCACCGTGCGATATCGTTGGGCGTCGCGTCGACGAGCAGTGGGCCGCAGCCGTGTTCGCATAGGACCACGGTCTTGAGGTCCATCAGGTCGCGGGGGTCGTCGGTTCGTCGTCCGTCGACGACCCATTCGAGTTTTTTCGCTCGCCCTTCGTCAGCGTACCGGACGGGCCGGGCGTGACCGCCTCCATCTGCCGGGCAATGAGGGGATCGAGCCGTTCCCAGGACAGGGCGTTCAGCGGCCACGGCGCTTCCGTGACGGCCTCCGTCCAGTAGTTGAGGTAGTAGGTGCCCATGTCTATCTTCGTCTTGCCCGTGGTCGCGTCGATGACCAGGGCGTCGTTCAGGCACCGTTTTATGAAACGATACCCCATGTCCTTCATCCGGAACTCCGCGTCTGCGGTGCCGCCGTCTGACATCGGGACCTCGAGCGGGTATCCGGTCGCCTTCCCGTCGACCAGGCAGGCGTCGCCTACCACTTTGTCGCTGTATTCCTTCTGCGTATCTTCGCCACTCATGTTTCACACCACATTGTCGTTCTATCACGCTTCTGCGTGGGGATATGCAGGTATTGAGTCAACCACCGATATCGAGGGATCGCCGACGTCGAACAGCATCTCCACGTTTATCTCCCCTTCCTCGGGCTTATCGTGCGGCGCGTTCTCGAGGTAGAGGTCGTTCGCCGTGATCGTGAGGGTGTCGTTATCGCCCCTGGTGAACACGATGTTCGCGTTGTGTTCCGATCCGTGCCGTCCGCCGAGCAGGAGTACGTCCCAGATGTCGTCCGAGTCGATGGTGACGTTCGCCCTCAACTTGCAGACCACGTTCCCGGGGATGTACTCGTATGCGAACTTGCCGTTCGTCGTGAAGTACCACTTCATGTGACCCTTGTTCTGGTAGATGAACCTGAACGAGTTGAGTCGCGCCCACGCCGAGCCCCATACGGTAAAAACGCCCTCGTCGAACATGTACGGCTTCGTGGTCAGCGGGGTGACGGACGTCTTGCTTGTCCCGCCGTCTATCGCCTTCGCGGACATGATGCCGAGGTTGGCGATCAACTCCCCCTCCTGCCTGCCGACGAGTTCGAAGTGGTCAAGGACCGTCCCCTGGAACCACATGACGAGGTCGTCCGCAGTGCCGCCGTCGTATGCCGACTCGAGCGTGAACGAGGGCAGCGTCAGCGCCTGCGTGGCGGTTATCGGCTCCAGCAGGTGAGTATAGGGATCTGACCCGGAATCGCCGAGTTTCCCCATACCCATCGAGAGGATGCCGCCGTTCTGGAGGGTGACGGGGATGGTCTGTGTCATGTTCCACTTGCCGTCCTTCCGTACCGCGACCTCGCGCCCGGCACCGGCGTTGTACCACCGATGTATGGTCAGGTCGGGCGTCGGGATCGAATACCGTGGGACGATGCCGAGCGGGATGTTGGACACGATACGGGTCCCGAAGGCCCCGCTGCCGTCATACACCGCGTCGCTGTCAAGTCCGATGTTGTCCTCGTACCCGTAGGATATCTGTGCTTCGCCGCCTACATATGGTTCTGCCATGTTTCATCACCTGTTTCATGAATCCTGTTTTGCTTCATAGAAGTCCTTGAGTATTACGTCCTGGACGTACCGGAAGAGGCCGTACTGCTTGTTCGAGAGTAGTTTCCGCTGCGCGAGGTTCATGCGCCGCCAGTCGGTGTCCGGGTTCTGCCGGTTGACCTCGAGGATACGCCGGGTCTCGGTCCAACGCTCGTTCAGTATCGCCTTCGAGCGGACGGTCCTGATATCGATTGATACCCTGGCGTCCCGGCTGTGGTAGTTGTTCCCGATGCCCTTTTCCGCGAACGTCATGTCCACCTCGTAGCAGGCGATCATATCGCCGGAGCGTTTGAAGTCCCAGTGCTTACCGCCGGATGTGTCCATGTCCGTGATCTCAAAAACTGTAGGTGCAGGATCGCTGTTGCTCTCGGACCAGTTGTCATTCAGTAGGTCTATCACTACATTGACCGCTTCATTCACATACTCACATCCGGTCAGGGGGGTTGCGTGTGACTGTTGAATTATGGGGGGTCCGTGTTCTTATACCTGCCCTCACACGACTATCAGTTCCTCGTGGAGCGCCAGGATCTTATCGGCCCGTTCTTCCCATTTATCAACGGCTTGCATGTATGGCACGTGGTCTGTTCCGTCGGGGAGAATTGAAGAGTAATGCTCGGTGGTGACGAGTTCGATGGCCGCCAGGAATATGGCGGCCTTCTTGATATCCTTCGGGACCGACGTCTCGCCGTAGCGGTACGTCGCCCGAATCGCGTTATCACTGTAGTACGGGTACTTGGATATGAAATATAACGCGCCCCTCTGGTAGTCCATCCACCAATCGTCCGCACGACCTTCGGTGTAGTTGGCGACCAAGTCGTCGTAGGAACTCCCGGTCCATATCTCCATCTTGTCGGTACCGCTGACCAGGGGGTTGACGATGTTCCGGTGCCGCAACTTGATCATGACCCCGAACCGTTTGCGCGACCACCACCCGAACTTCCAGAACGGATAATGATACATTTCGTTCGTGATCGTGGTGGCTCGCCACGCGTTCACCGTCTTGCGGTCGATATAATCCTCGACGCCGTTGATGATGTCCTCGACCTGCGCCAGCGTGGGCGTCGACGTTTCGTCGAAGGTATCCCCGAGTCGCAGGAAGCCCTCCAGGTCCGTGTGTGTGCAGTACGTCACCGTCATTGGCGTTGCCTCATCCTTTGGTCAGGCCGTAGATGTAGTATTTGAGTGTCCTCTCGGCTGTCTGCGCCCCTGACGCTTCCACCTTGATGTAACAGCCCTTGGTGAGGATAACGTTCCCGGCCTGCGCGGACAGGTCCTTGTCGTGGGTCGTACTCTCGGCGAGCGTCCCCGCCGTGTAGAGTACGTTCCCGAAAGCGTCGATGATACTGACCGTGACGGTGTCCGTGTCATCGAGGTCGGGTACAACCAATATTAGCCGGTGCGCCCGACCGAAGGTGTTGAGGTTCTCCGTGACGATCGTGGTATGTGCGGAGATGTCGATGAGGAGCGTCTCGTTTGCGCACATCCACTGGTCTTGGCCGATGCCGTATCTGTTCTCTTGTGCCATTTCAAATCAATCCTCCTGATACGAAGTAATCGATGACTCCTACTACGATGATGATGATGACGGTCGGGGGCGAGTATTTCTTCGCGTATCCCTTGACGCCGAGTTCCTGCGCGACCTCTGCGGAGGTGATGTGCTTGTTGACCGTCGCCTTCAATTGAGAGTGGGCCTCGCGCATACGCGGGATGTCCGCGCAGACGGTTGCGATTCGGATGACCTCGTCGTTGATGTTGTCGACCTTGCCGTCCAACACTTTGAAATCGTCCCGGATAAGATTGAACCGTTCCTTCGCGTGTTCTTCCGTGGCATCGATTTTCCCGATGATTAAGTCCACCTCATCCATGCGTCTTCCTCCGGGTACTTAAGAGGGCGGTGGTTATTACCAACGCCCTACTGGTGCCCTGCTTGCTCATATCCCGAATGCCATGAAGCGGACTGCCGTGAGCGCCGACAGGTCGGTCGTGTTCGGGACCTGCTTGGCCCGGGCGAGTGCCATGTTCAACGACACGGTGTCGTCGGACAGGAAGGTGCCGTCCGCGTTGGCGACGACGACGGACAACATCCTCTCCCAGTTGTCCGTGGCGTTGTCGTCGAAGTGGACCGTCACTCCCGCCGGGCTTGCGGCGTACACTATCTTCAGGAATCTGCCGTCGGATAGTGGTATGTAACAATCCAGGCCGTTCGTCACCGCAGACTGCAGCCGGTCGCCACCAACGGCTTCCGTGGTGTCGGCGTAGAGTGCGGAACTTGCTGTGGCCGCGTCGTTGTCGTCCCGGATCGTCACGGTCGGGCCGCCCTCTCCTATTGCCAGGAGCGAGTCGGCGTTCCCTGCGTTGACGGACTCGAGGTGGCCAAGGCAGGTCGTCTCGAGGACCTCGTCGACGTGGACGTAGATGTCGGTCCCGTTCGTCTCGGCGTCGTTGTCGTCCTTCACGATGCCAATCGCCTGATCGACGATCAGGCCCTTGTATGCGAGGACCTTCTGGTTGTCCTGGTCGAGTACGAACGAGTACCCGCTGTTCGGCTCTATCGTCATGAAGTACGCCTGGTTCAGGCCGACCCGTGCCAGGGCTGCCGCGATGGACTCGCCGCCGGTCGGGTAGGACGAATCGAACTTCATCGTCCCGATTGCCATCTTCATGTTGCCGAGGGGCTGCTCCGTGTGTTCGGCTGTCATAGTCAGTGTCATTTACATCACTTCCCTTTCTTTCCCTTCTTGCCCTTTCCCTTACTCTTCGGTGGTTGGTTGGGTTTCTTTACATCTTCCTTCTTGAAGATGTCTGGTCCGTCCGGAGACACACACCACTTGCCTTCGGGGTTGTTAGGCGTTCCTTCCGTCTCTTGCAGCCACTGGCATGGGTGATTTCCGGTCCCACCCAATCGGCAGTCCTCACCGATGCATGGAGGAAAATCTGCATCCCCCTCATTTATCGGCGCCGGGTCCTTCTCCGGATGCACTGCCGCCTTGATCTTGTCGACGAGGGTCTTCTTCGATGTCCTGCTCTTGCCAAACCGCCTGACCGAGCCGCGCCACCGTCCTTCCCGGAGGAGCGTCTCGACGAGTTCGACGTCCGCCTCGTGTGAGAAGTAGAACTTCTGGTGCGGGATTATTCGGATGACCCCGTCACCTGACATCAGCGAGAACCCGAACGATACTCGTAGTGGGCCGAGGTAGATGCACTCCGCGATTGATTCTTCCGTCCTATCTGTTGATTCCGTCGCCATATATTTCACCTATCATGTGGGGTGTGCCCGGACGGGGTTCCACCTGTTGTCGTCCGCCCGGACACGATGTGGTGTCTATGTGTGGCGCATGTTCGCGGTTGTGGTGGACCGTGACGCCCTCACGCCTTCTGGTACTTGATGGCGCAGTGGGACTTGAACTTCGTCGGCACCAGCTGGCTCGCCTGCAGCAGGAGATGCTCGTGCTTCAGGGACCCTATGGGCAGCATCATGTTGTTGTCGGTCGACAGGTACGTCACCGGCATCGCCACGCGGACCTCGATCTCGTCCAGGTCGAGGAAGTAGATGTTGAACTCCCCGTCCGTGATGACCGTGGTCTGCCCGGTGATGTGCGGCGACGTGAACATCGGGATGGTGATGCCAGTCGTTGCGAGCGACGCTATCTGGATTCGCCCGGCGGCCTTGGCGCCAGGGCGCGTGTCCACGCCGTCCATCGTGATGGCGACCTCCGTGTTCCCGTCGAGCAGTCTGTGCTTCGGGTCGACCAGCTTCTGCAGGGCGTTCATCCCGCCGTCGTTGGTGAGGCCGATGTAGTTCTTGTTCTTCGAGTAGACCTTCGCCAGCGCGAACTCGTCGTCGATGGTGTCGAGGGTCAGGACCTCTGCCGCTGTGTCCGCCCCGGCGCCCGGGGTGTGGACTGCAGCGTCGTATGTCGTGGCCGCCGACCTGTCGATGGTCTTGCCGGACTCCCCGAACAGGATGTCCGGATCTGTCGCGGCGGAGACCTGCGAGCCGTCCGCCTCCTCCTTGGATGAGAGGATTCGGTCGAGGGACTCGATGTGGTATGAGGTTCCTGAGATGCCGTTCGGTGTGTCGACGCCCTGCACCAGGAACTTGTCCATCTTGTCCCAGAAGAGTTCCGAGTAGTATCCCTTGAGCCACTGCGGATCGTTCTTGAACGGTGGGTGCGGCTGCCACGCCCTCTTGAGTGCTGCGGCGAGCGTGTCCTTCCAGTGGAAGCCCATGATGGCCGGATGCACGGAGTCGATGTCCGTGATGTCCGGGACGTCCGTGTCCTCGCTGGAGAGGTCCGATGCCTCGATGTATCCGTGGAACATCCCGTCCGCGATGTCGCTGCCGACGAACTTGAACGAGTCGCCGTACTGGAGATAGGTTGTCTTCGGGAGCAACTTGTAGATGTCGGTCCACCTGTGGCCCCACAGTTCGACCTTCGCGGAGTACGCGGGATCGAAGTAGTCGGTCCTTCCGAGGGCCATCGGGTCGTCGGACTTGACGAGGGCGCCTCCGCCCATGTCCATTCCCATGCCTGCGTTCTGGTTGGCCAGGAGGCCGGGGAGTCCCCCGGACTGCCAGTAGAACCATTTGAGGAAGTCGTCGTAGGTTACGATTTCAGATTGTGTCATTGTTCATCACCTGTCGTTCAGCGGAGGTCCGATACCTTCCTGGCCGAGTCGACCGCTGCGAGGGCCTTCGCGTACTCGGCGTCGGCGGTGGTCCCGCCCTTTTTCAGTGCCTTTTTCAGTGCCTTCTCACCTCTCGGCTCGGCGACCGGGGACGGGATGTTGGGCGCGACGCCCATCTTCTTGAGGGTCGCGTCGACCCTGCGCTGGACCATCCTGTTCAGCCGTGCCTTCGTGACCGTGACCGATATCGTGTCGGGCTTCTTGTCCTGGAAGTCGGAGACGTCGTCGACAGCGGACTCGTTGGCGTCTGCCTCGGACTGCGTGGCGGTCGTCTCGTCGTTGACTGCAGCCGTGTTGCCGTCGTCCGCGTCTATCTCTTCCATGAGCGCGAACTCGTCCCCGGCGGGTTCCGGCGCGGGTTCTGGCTGCTTCATGGACTCGACGGACGCGACCAACTGCTTGAGCAGTCCGACGATTTCCGCGAGGACATCGCTGTCTGTCGCCTCTGTCTCGAGCGGCTCGCCGACCTCGTCCACGAACTCCTCTTCCTGCTTCTTGAGTGGTTTGTTCATCCTTGCCATGTTCATCACCTTTGTGATTTCTGCTTTCATGAGTGCTTTCGCTTGATTGTCCGAATAACCTTTCTTGACCAGATCGGCGTGGATCTCTTGACATGACCGGCACGCCTTCATGAGTTCCTCGGGCGTGATGATTGCCTCCATAAAATTCACTACGTTGGTTCGTAGTTGCGCCGATTGTGATTTGGACAGGTCGTTGGTCAACCGTTCACCGGGTATCAAATGGGCGCTCCGTGTTCTTATAGCGTTCGCCGGTTTCAGGGGTTCTTGGAAAAGCGTATCCTTTCCTCTTCGGACTCTTTGATATACACGCCCATGCCGCGCCGTCTTTCCGAGCCGCTCCATCCCTCGAACTCGTCAAGAGTGAAGCCGTTGGTGTCCAGCCAATCCTCGAACTCGTACTCTTCATCAGGATCGGCCTCCATGTGTTCGATCATCTTGTCGTATGTTGCGGGGTCTATTTCCGGCTGGTCGCGTACCCATATCTGCCAATCGATGGCGTACTGCTCTTCGGGAGTGATTTCATCGTCTTCTTCCTCGGTCGGTGTCTCGGTTATCTCTTCGGCGGTGAAGTCCTCTGAATTGATGCCCTCTTCTTTGAGATACACACCCATACCACGTCGACGGTTCGATGTGGTCCATGCTTCGAACTCGCCGATGGAGTAACCATTGTCTTCCAACCAGTCTTCGAAGCGTTCGAGTTCGGCGAGGTCGGTTTCCTCCATATGCTCGATGACCTTGTCGTATGTTGCCATGTCGAGTTCCGGCTGTTGCCGAATCGACAACTCCCAGTCGATAGCATCCTGCTCTTCGGGGGTTACGCCGTCGTCGTCCGCCGGGGTCATCCCGCTCCCGTCCCCGCGCCCTCCACCAGGCCCCTGCCCTGCGCCGTGCGGCCCCGTCGCGTCGGGGGTGTGGCCACCGGGGCCTTCGACGTACCTGCCGCCCCTCGCGCCCGTCTGGATGTTCGCGCCCTGCGGTGTCTCCCCGGGCTTGAGGTAGCGGCGGCCCTTCTTTAGCCGCGATCCCGCCTTGCGGAGCGTGTCGATATGAGTCGTGTTGACCAATGATTTCCGTAGCGTCTTCAGGTCCTCAGCGAGTTCGGTGTTCGTCATGTTGTCGCCATCCTTAATGTGTTGTTCGGTTATATTATCCTTGGCGTTCTCCATCTGTGTATTGAATGTTTCAATGAGTTCGATATGGTCATCTGAACTGGCGTCATCCCATTCAGGGTAATTTCCTGCGGATGCTTGATTTTGTATGAACTCAATGAATTCTCCGTAATCTACGCGACGGTCAAGGAAAAAGTCCCAATTACGAAGTTCCACATCCTCATTGAATTCGTCACCAGAACTATTTACGACGGCTTTTTGTACGTGTTCGACCGCCTTCTTCAGCGCGGCCTCGATTTTACCTGGGAGGTCTGCTTTCTGGATGTACCCGCAGAGTGCCTTCGCGGCCTCGAGTTTCGTCCGATCATCGGTCGGTTCGAACTCCGGGTCCGCGAGGAACTTCTCCACGCAGTCATCACAGGTGCCCTTCGCCATCTCGTTCACCCATAATATGTGTGAGCCGTCGTTCTGCGGATGAGAGCCACACCACGACGCCTCCCAGAGCATGGTCTCGGTCACGTTGTTCCAGCACTTCTTGCCGTCGCACACGACTTCGGCCTTCAGGGGTTCGCCGTGAAGTGACAGGTTGCCTTGGTTATTGTACGCCTTTATCTCGTTCCAGATATTGTCATACCGCGTGTTGCCATCATGGCACCCGGCCTTGATGTGGATCTCGTCGCCCACGCGCTTCCACGCGAGAGGGCGCCCGATATTGATTGCGCGGTGATAGTAGTTGATCGTCCCGTGTTCGATGTACCAGGCCATGTGCGGTTCGAGGCCGTCGAGTTCGATGAGGTCGCCTTCTTTGTCCACGGCCTCCTTCGAGAGTACGCCGATGAACAGTCGGTCGTTGTACCATGGCGTGTCGGACTCGTCGTTCCAGCCCTGATCGAGTTCAGCGGGAATATCTGACATTCAACTTCACCCCCTTCACTCGTTTCGCCATCATCTTGTTCGCTTCGACCTTGGCGAGGTCGAACGCGGGGCGCATGAACGGCTTGGGCGGGCTGCCGTGGTGGTATATCTTCCAGGATATCGCCTCTGCCATCTTGACGGCGGCCTTCCCGCGCAGCCCGACGTTCCTCCGGACCCATCCGATGAGCGGCCCGACAGGCGGCTTATGCGGGACCGTGCCGTATTCGATTGCAGCGGAGTACGGCGCTCTCGATACGATGAACCGTTCCCGCCACAGGCCGCGATTGACCACAATACCACCGTGGAGGGTCCCACGGTCGAACGCCTTCTCCTCGACGTTGCGCTTGGCTTCGGTCTGGATGAAATCGGCGATGTCGTCGAGCCCGTCCTCGAACGCCCGTTTGACGACCGCGTTGTTTAAGATTTCGTCGGCCTTGATGTAATCGACGTTGACCTTGAAGCGGAGCATCAGGCCGCCTCCCATACATAAGATTCCAGGCATAGGCGGCAGTCGAGCCAGCCGCTGTGTATGTTATGACATCCGGTCTCGCGACCGCATATGAAAGCGTTGCATTCCTCGCACATCACACCACCCTCCGCAGTTGCGAACGGCAGTTGAAGTGTACGAACCACTCTCTGTCGCCGTACCCGGGCATCGCGTTCATCCGGACGATCTCCCGGAGGCGCTGCAGGGAGACGCCCTTCCCCTTCCCTTCGGCGCGGACCTGCATCACGATTGCCCTGCACCAATCGGTGGTGCGGTGGTCAAGCGGGTTGCCCCATTCATACAGGAACTCCCCGTCCGGATCGCGCTCAGTGAATGCTATATCGAGGCCCTTGTTCGATATGACCGACGTCTCCGTCCTTGCGATACGCTCGAGCCGGTAGGACTCGATATTGACCTCGTCTCTCATCCGGGCGACGATCTTGTCGATGTCCCACAGTTGGTTATCGAGGTATGACTCCTGGACTATGTCGTTGATCTTGCCAGCCATTGCGTCGTTCAGGCCCTCATATGCCGTGTAGAGGTTCGCGGGGTCGAGCGTTGCGCGGTACGACGCGAGGTCTGCGCCGGTGAGGAAGGAGTCCCATCCCTTGTCCCCGAGGGTCATGTACACGGAAGCCAGGAGGACGTTCCACAGTTCCGCCTCCGTTGCGACGAGCAGTTTATCGGCGGCGGACGCGAGCGTCTCCTGCACGAGGAACCGTATCTCGTCCTCGGTCGAGGATTGCGTGAGGTCGTACAGGTTCTCCATCTCGCCGTTGTAAACGTTCGTGACGGTCCCAAGGAGGCGACCGACCCATATGTCAAGCGGGTTGCCTGCCTTCTCGAGTTCGGGATCGAGTTCACGCTGGTATTCTTCTCCCGATTCGTCTGCCGTGGGTTCGTCAATTGGAATGAGTCTGTCTTGTGAATCGTCATATTTCATGCCCGGTGGGATATTGTCGCCTTTATCCTGTGGGCGTCTCACATCTTCCTTTCCTTTTTTTTTGGTCGGCTCCGGACTGCCCGACGGCTTGTTCCCGGGCGCGTCCACTATCTGCGTCCCGGACGTCTCCTCGACGAGCCGTTCGTACTCCTTCATCCCCCCGACGCGATGTTCATATCCTTTGTTGGGGTCCACCGATGTCCCTTCGTCCGGCGCCTTACCGTACTCCGTGGAGAGTTCCTGTGGTTGTCCGAGGGTCGGGGTGATGTTGCGTTTCGCCCTCTTCGGCAATTCCCCGAGCCGGGCCTTGCCGAGTTCGTTGCCGCCACCTGCGGAGAAGTCCGCCCTGGGAACGCCAGGGGCGCCGTAATCGTCGGTTGGAGCGCCGTAGCCGCCGCCCTGCTCGTCCATCCCCATCCCGCCCCCCATCAAGTCCTCCATGCCCCCCTGTTGTGGGGATGACACCTCGCCGGAGTAGGTGAAGTCGCCGTTGTCCTCGCGCTTGACCTCGAGGCCGAGCTGCGACGCCTGCATTGCGTTCTGGAGTTGCTGCGCCTCTATCTGGAGGTCCGCGAGTTTGTCCTCCTCCTGGACGCCGACGAGTTGTCGTTTCCAGGAGTCGACGCCGAACATCTTACATAGCCGTGGATACACGCGGAGGTTCCACACCTCCTGTCCTGTCTCCATCGCCCTGTCCGTGACCTTGATTTGTAAGCCCTCGTTGTTCAGTCCGCCCGACGAGGACACGTCCGCCTGAAGGATCGGCATGACGCCGTACAGGCCGCCGATAAGCGTCCTGAACTCCTGGCGCTGCGTTGTGAATTGCATCTCCTCGAGGGTGTTCAGGAACTGTGTGAACTCTAATCGTCCTCGCCCGGACTCCCCGTCGATGCCGAGGAAGGGAATGTAATCCGGGTCCTCTTTTAGCCGTTTCTGGATGTTATCGACCTGCGCGATCAGGGCCTCGGGGTTCCTGGTGTTGACCGACACAACGCCCTTGGGTATCCTGCGCTTCTCGTAGGCGCGATAGATGTACTCCTCCTGCTTCATCAGGCCGACCGAGACGTCCCACAGCGTGAGCGTCGGAGGATAGCCGTATGTCTTGGACGGCGAGTACTTGGACGTGTGGATTATCTCTTCCGGAAGATAGTATATCGTGTACTGCTGCTCCTGATCCCGCGCCTTGTACCAGGCGTTCCGCAGTTTCGCGTTGCAGCCCGGCTCCGCGCAG